GAACTTAGCGTAAGCCTGCAACGGCATCTTGCCGTTCTCAGCCGAACCGAAGATCGACTGCGCAGGCAGCGTCAACTGGTAAACATCTCCACGGATGTCGTTCTCTAGGACAACTGCCAGTCGTTGACTGTAACGGCAAGCACGGCTATCGCCCTGTCCTGAACCCTTGATGTTCTGGGGGCAGGTGGCGCACTTGTCGGCTTGGGGGTTCTCGACTTTGCTGTCGGGAGTGATGCCGTCGTTGGACCAGCAGGTTGGTGCTGTGGACTGTCCTTCTTGGTAGGTTCCTTCATAGTAACTGCGGGACACGTTAGGGTTTGCGGCCACGATCACGATGTTCATGGCCCGGTCTTCGTTCTGTGCGACTTCCTTGCCATCGACCATCATGCGGAACACGCCGCCACGGATGCTGATGCGCTTGCCGCCCGAACCGCCGCCCATCAGGGCTTTGGTGGTCTCATCAAGCTCAAGGTTGCGCAGGTGTGCAGGCAGTGCGTTGCCGCCTTTGGTGAACAGGGTCATCTCGCTCATTTGCTTTCTCCAGTCGTAGTGGTTACGGGTGTCATCATTGCCTCAACGTCTTTGCGGTTGAACCGCACCTTAGAACCCACACGGAAGTGAGGTAGCTTCCCCGTGCGGACCATGTTGTAAATTGTTTGCCGCGATACCCGCAGCATCTCTGCCACTTCGGGCACGGTTAAGGTTCCTTCATGTTGCACTTGATGATCTCCTGATGGTGACGGTGTATCGACTGTCGATGTTGAGTCCCGGCGGCATGACGTCCGGTTTCTCTTCCAACAGTTGCTTCATTGTGGACTGGCTGATGCGGCGCTCCAGAAGCTCCGGCATCTTGTGCTCTAGGACAAACTTGTGCAGTGAGTCCCAGTCACTTGTCCAGTAGCGGGTCTTCACGGTTCGCATAACCTTGCCGTGTTTGCTACCCAGTGTGTCGGCTCCGATGTCTTTGCACAGGTCAAGCAGCTTGCCCTCTACAGCCTCCATCTGGGCCTTGATGTTGCCGTCTGCCTCTTCGTATTCACGCAGAAGCTCGGCACGTTTGTCGCGCATCTTGATGTATGCGGCGACGAGTCGATCAACCGATATTGTCTCGGTCATAGCTCTCTCCGTTTTGGTCGTTGTGGTTGGGATAGTAAGGCTTAAATTTAACAATGTCAAGTATTTTTCATCTCAGTATTTCCCCGTATAGGTCGATGATTCGGTTGTGGATGTCTACCTTGTTCTCCAACATCTTGTACATCCGCTTCTCCGCGCCGCTGCCTTGCAGGTGCACGACAGTGGTAGGATTTTTCTGACCCGCTCGATGCACACGTGCGTTGCATTGCAGGTACGTTTCCACGGACATCACTGGACTCCAGTAGACGATGGTGTTGGCGGCATGCAGGGTCACCCCATGCGACGCCGCCTGTGGTTGGATGACGAGCACCCGCAGGTCATCTTTGGTTTGAAACCGCTCAAAAATCTCTGAGCGTTTCGATGCCGATACCCCGCCATGGATGATGGCGGTCGGGTGCCCATGCTTGCGCAGGTCTTCGGCTACAACTTCAATCGCGTGCCGATACGGCACGAACACAAGCACCTTGTGGCTTGCTTCTTCTACAACCTCCCGCAGCACCGCCAGACGGTTGCTTGCGTCAAACTGCACGACCTCTCCAGTATCGGAGTAGACGGCCCCTCCTGACAATTGAAGCAGTTTATTGAGATTGGCTGCTGCATTGACGGTGGTTATCTCCTCTCCTGCGGCTTGTACGATCAACTGCTTGCGTAGCAGTTCGTAGTACTTCTCCTGCTGCGGTGTCAGCGGGACATCCCGCGTCACATACGTCATCTCTGGCAGGTCCAGACACTGCGCTTTGGTAAAACGTATTGCAGGTTGAAGCACACGATGCACGGTTTGCTCCGCCGTGGGTTTAGGCACCCACTTGAACTGCGTGAGCTTGCTCATGACCTGATCGCGGAACCCACCAAAGAAGCGTGGCACGTTCTCAGGGTTGACCAACTTGGCCAAGCCATACGCATCGACGGGCGACTGCGATGCGGGAGTACCCGTGAGCATCCACAGCCACGTGCCGTTCTTGACGATGCTGTTGAGTATCTTCCACCGCTTCGTAGAAGGGTTCTTGTAGGCGTTGGCTTCATCGACAACGACCAGATCAAACCCACCGTTGGCAATCGCGTCGAACACGATCTCCACGCCGTCGTAGTTGATGATCACGAACTCGGCGTCCGATGCAATGATCTCGCGGCGCTTGTCGGGCTTGCCGTAGGCAATGTCCACCTTGCGGTGCATGGCGAACTTAAACAGATCGTTGCGCCACGCGGACTCCATGATGGACAAGGGGCAGATGACCAGTACGCGCTTGATGGTGCGCTTTGCCATCAAGTAGTCCGCAGCCCAGATCACCGATGCAGTTTTGCCTGTGCCCTGCTCATTGAAGCAGAACGACCGGCGGTGCATGGTCAAGAACGATGCAGTTTGTTTCTGGTGCTCGAAAGGTTTGTGGAGGCCCGGCCACGTGTACGTAGCGTTGATGGGGGAAGGCACATCTCGGATGCGTAGGTTCTTCAGGACGATGGCTTCTTCCAAGTCCCAGTTGACCAACACCTTTGCGACCTCACCATCATCCTCCAACACCTTGCTCTTTGGGATCACCGCAGTGATCCGATCAGGGTTGCGAACCTTCAACAACAGTGCGCGGTTTTGCACAATCTCCATACGATCTCCAAAGCATCACACCCCAAACGTGCTGTCCGTTTGAGGCTTGTTATAAGCGCCCCGTAACGTGGGGCTTTCGGTCAGTTCCCGGCGGTGAAAGTGTTAAGCCACCGTGCTGACTGGTGTGGTTATGTCGGGTTGCCCCCCGTGCCTGCTATCACTCACACCTTACTTCGCAGGCTTGCCCATGACTCACATCATGATCTCTTCTTGCGCTCCCTCGCGCTGACCTCCGACACAACCTTGTGGTCGGAACTCCGCTTGAAGGAACGATTGGCAGAAGCTGCCATCAGCTTCACGCCCTGTTTGTTGGTGCCACCTTTGGACAGCGCCACACGGTGCGACACGTCTTTGCCTTCACGCATGTCGGCTTTGCCGTTGCCATTGTGATCCGGGTGCTTCTTGTCCAAGGCTCTGCGTGCACGCTGCCGCTCCATGCGTGCCTCGTGTGCACCGGGGCGTTTCTTCTCCAACTCGTATTCACGCTTCACGTTACGGTCGGCGGGATTTTTATACGGCATCACGCGCTCCTTCCATTGTGAGCACAGTCTAATACTGGGCACCACTGCTTGCAACTGAAGTTCTGCTTCGGGTTGAAGACGCCCGTGGTGTACGCGGTTTCACGTGAAACCAACGCCTCATCGAGCTTGATGAAAATGTCGTGGCGGTGTCTCACAGAAAAATCTACTGGGACGAACTCTTTACTGACCACAAACAGCAGCCCGGATCGCACACGCTCCACCTCGGGGAAGTGGAAGAACACGCATGCGGCCATCAGCGCCAACTGTTTGGGGTCTGCGTAGCGTGCGGACTTGCCCGTCTTGTAGTCGATAACCCGCGCTTCCTTGCGCTCACGGTCTACGATCAACAGGTCGGCAATCCCTCGGAACCACACGTCCGGGTCAAAGAACCCGCAAGGCACCATGCCCTCGCGGGTGCGCTTCAAGCCCATCTTGTGCTCACACAACTTCTCGCCGGGGATCGCCTTGAGCTTGCGCAGGTACGGCTCCATGTACGCAAACTTCTCGGGGATCGGCTCGTCGTCCCGCATGTATTTCTCAGCAGCCTCGTGCACAGCGGTGCCATACAACATCGCCTCGCTCTCCGGCTCCTTGATGTCCTTGGCCACTCGCAGGTGGTAATACTTCTTTGGGCACTGATCAAACAACGTGATGCTTGAGTAGCTCCATGCGGGAATCTTGGTCATCGCTGCGCTTGCTCCTTCTCATGCCGGACTGCGGCCATCGCCAGTCGCATCTCTACCAACGCCGTCATTGCGTGTTCCAACGCGACGTCGTACTGCTTCATCAGCATTGCCTCGTGTAAATCTCTCATAGCCCGTTCAGCCATCATGCACGGGCGTGCGTAGTCAATCAGTTCAGCATTCACCATAGCTGTTTCCGTAACCTGCTTCACAGTTCAACGGTATGCCTTGCGCCCATGCAGGCACCCGTCGCATGCACTCCATGACGTAAGCCTTCGCCTCTTCGGCTTCCTCTTTGGGCGCGATACAAGCCACAGCATCATGTACCGTGAGCACTACCCTGTACCGTTTGTTGATATGCAGTAGTTGCTCACCAATGATGCAACGCGCCAAACCTTGACAGATGTTCTCCGTCAGCTTGCCGCCATATATCTTGGTCACGCCCTTGCGGGAGTCATAAATATACTGCTCCTTGCCGTCCTTGTCTTTGACTTTTTTGAGGCCGGGGTACCGCTGATACATGCCGTTGGGCATCAGGATTCTTCCCGCTTCGATCTGCACCACGCCGTTGCCCCACTGGGCCGTTCGCCCCTTCGCCATCGCGTCGATCACGACCTGTCCGGCTCTCCAGAGTGCGGGAATCCATGGGTAGGTTTCACGGTACACGTAGATGATCCGGGCCGCTTC